AGAGGTACCCTTACCATATGCAGCTATTGAAGTTTCCTGAGTTTTAGCATTACCTGTATTAATAGCCATTTTTAATAAATTAGAAGTAGCTGACGTAATGCTTGAAGCACTACCTAAATACTTGGTAGGATCGCCTAATAGATCCGTAGGTGATACTATACTCTTTATAGCCGTAGATATTGTAGAGTATAGTCCTGTTGCTTTATTTGGGTTATTTTCACTTGATATTAAATTATTATAAAAACTATTAGAACCAGCTGCAGGTTCTGTAATTATAGGTATATCTCCAATAGTAGATAAATCTGCAGGGGTTGGGTTATTTAAACTCATTCCCTTAATAGCATCTGTAGCAGTTACTAGTTGAGTATATAATTGATCAACCGAACTAATAATATCTTGAGTATTACTGTTTAGCGTAGGTACAAGTTTTTGAGCCTCTAGTAGCTGAGCATCTAGCTTAGATAATTGTTGATCTATAACGGAGCTAGAACCTACACTTAATGTATCTAATAAAGAAGTAACTTCAATAAATAAATCATTATAAGGCTTAGCGCTACCGTACATTGTTTTAGCCTGAGCTAGTAAAGCATCTGCTGCTCCTGGTATCTTGTCTATAGCAGCTAATACTTCTTCAGATCCTGCGGTTCCGCTAGTTACAGTTGTCTTTAAATTTGTAAAAGTACTATAGGCTAGTTTTAGCTTATCCGTATTAGATAGATTAGAGGTATCCCCTAGTAACAAAGATTCTCTATAAGATAGAATATTATCTTTGGCCTGCTTAAAACTATCTACTAAAGATTTGATACCGGAAGATAGTTTATCCCATATAGTACTAACAGTATTGATAGAAGTAGTTGCCGAATCATTTAATAGAGTAAAGTATGTATCCCAAATTGAACTCATTTCTTCAGTCATATTACCTGAGTTTAAGTAAGCCATTAAACCTATTTGAGCCTGCTCTAGAGTAGCATCCTTAACTAAACCTAAAGTAGAGGTACCTAAAAAGTTTTTATAATCTTTTTTAGCACTACCTACTATAGAATCTCCCAGATATTTTCCTAAGTTAATTTGGGTTTCAAAAGCTTTAGATACATTAGTAAAGTTAATTTGATGAGACTGATCTACTAATTCGGAGAAAGATTTTCCTAAATTTAATACTGTTAGCCATAACTCCCTACCAGCTATTGAGGTCTGATCAATACCATCTAGTAAGTCTTCGAATCTCTGTTTTGCTTGCTCAGGGTGGAAAGACTGCTGTGTATAATCTGTTAGTATATTCTGCAAATCTGTAACTTGAGATAATACTCCACTAGCCCCTATAACCTTAGAAATATCTAAGTTATTTGAAGTTAATTGATTAGTTAAACTATCAATAGTATTATTTAATACAGCTAGTTGAGCACCGTAATTCTTAATCTTCTTAGGGTCTACTGCGCTCTCTAATTTAGCTTTAGCATCCTTAGCCTCTTGAAGTAGCTGCTCATTTTGAAACTTAGTTCCATATAATGTAGAAGTATCCCAAGTAGGCTTATTATTTTTATCTAGTATTTTTGAGAACTCTTTATCTGAACTACCCAGTATATTAAGTATTCTGCTATATATACTACTATCATTAGTTATAGGATTATTTATATCCTTAGGTACTATAGCTTCCTGAGTACCTCTTCTAAGGCTATATACTGTATCTAGCATTCTTTTTGATTCTGAATAAAATAGTGAGTAATATTCTTTAGTGGCATCAATTACTTTCTGAATATCCTCTAGTGTAGATTTACCAGATATTGCCTCAATAGTTGGTATCAGGTCTCTAAATATATGTGGTAATGTTTTAAGACTAGTATATATTGTCGCTAAAGCAGAGGCACTATCAAGAACTTCTGTACTAGTTAGTGCTTTTTTTCCTTGAATCTTAAGAGTAGTATTAATATTAGCAATAAAATCTGATAAGTATTTAGGTAGTTCAGCTAACTTATTTTTAATAACCATAGTCACTACTTTATTATAGTTATCTGCAAGTACTTTAGAATTATTACCAACCCATTCAGCTACCCTAGATTTATTAATATCTATACTGGTAGAGTTATACTTGCCCATATAAGCCATATCAATTAGAAATGACTTAGTAAGTTTTCCTCCTAACTTCTCCACTGCGGCAATAATATATTTACCTAGGGAAACTCCTGCTGGAATAGTTAAATTAACTCCCTTTGCATCACTATTTTGATCTGACGCAATATTTTTTGATATATTATTAGGACCTACTGCTGTAGTAGAATAGTATTTAGGTCTAGTTTCGTGCTGGCTACCCAATAAAGAATCTAAAAAGGATCCTGCTATAGAGCCTATTGTCCCCATACCAAAGAAACTACCAACTGCTGTACCTAAAGCTGTAAAGTACTTTCCATTAGCTAGACTACTAGATATTGATAGGATAGAACCAAAAGATTGACCAACAGAACTTAGTAAGTCATTGAATCCTGTTCCTACGGATTCTAATGTACTACCTATAGACTTAGCAGTATCTGCAAATATAGAGTCTGATTCTACACCCCACATTTGTAACTTAGTACCTATATCCCCTAAGAACCCACCCGGGGATCCTGTCATAGAGTTATTAAGGGTTTTTGCGGATTCACCCATATTTTTAGCTGCATCAGCCATACTGTTAGCTACAGAACCCTGGGCATTGGAACTAAAAGCTAGTTTTAATCCACCCATAAGTGTTTCTGTTTGTAACATTCTATTCTTCTCAGCAGTATCAGAAGCATTAAGTGCAATCTCTTGGTCTTTAGCTGAAGTATTTTTTATTACCTTACTAACTAAAATATCAGGGGCTGCTTGAATACTATTAGAAGTTAGTGAACTACCTACAGAAACTGTACGTAAACTTCCTGTACTAGTATCAATAGTTTCTACTAATTTAAGAGTAGCTAACTTGTGTTCCCTGGCCTCATCGACCAGAGATATAATATTCTTAGAAATGTCTTCTTGAATTTGTTCTACAGTTTGATTTTTCTTACCTGTTATGAGATCCTTAATCATTAGTTTTAGTTGTGCTGAATTATACTCCATTATAGCATCTTGAAAAGCTGTATTCATTGCAGAGAATATCTCTTTAACATTACCACTTTTAGACTTAATAATTTCAAACAACTTATCAACACCGGAGTCTATTGCACTAAAAATAGCATCAACAATTCCATCGGTCATTGTCTTCGCATTCTTCTTTAGTTCTTCAACTCTATAAGCCATTTCAGTACTAATATTAGAAGAAGTAGCACCTTCAGCCTTTTTAGTTAGTTCAAATCTTTGTTTAGTTAGACTAAATTGCTGCTTGGCTAGTTCCCAAGTAGACTGCTCAGTTTTTAGATTTCTTTCATTAGTATTATTTATATCAGCTAGTTCATTAGCTCGTAGAGCTATTAGATTGGTAATACTTTTTTGAGTTTGTTCTTCTATTATAGTACTATCTAAAATAGAAATATTACCTTGTACCATTTCATCTAAAATAGTATTAGATAAGGATAGTTCTGCATTATATAAAGCCTGAGCTTCAGATTCCTTAGCCTTAATTTCCTCTACTTGTCTAACTTGTTCAATTTTCTTTGCGTTAATGGCAAACTCTGCATCTAGGAATGCTATTTGTGATTCATTTTCAGATAGTTTAGCAACCGCAATATCTTTTGTATACTTATTACTTAGATCTTCTAAAGCTAGAGAAGCTTTAAGATTAGAATATTCTTTCTCAGATAGGAGTCCAATAGACTGTACTACATCTAATTCATTCTGTTTACTTTTAGTTCTTAAATCTGCCCCTCTTGATATTTTTTGTTCATAGTCAGTAATTTTATTTTGTGTATCACGTATTTTTTGGGTTGCTACTAGTTCAGCTAGCTTTTGCTTTTTTATATCTTCTGAAGCTTTATTCTCTAAACCTAGAGTTTTAAGTATACTTTCTTCTGATAGTAACTTTTCCTTTCTCTTATTAGCAGCATTCTTTTCACTAGTTTCCTTAGCTAGATTATACTCTAATATTACCTTATCTTGCTCTGCTTGGTTTATTTTAGCTAATGTGCTTTCTTGAACTACCCCATATTTGGTCTTTTCAAGATTAATCTCTGCATTTAAGGAAGATATTACTGAGTCCTGAGTACGTACTCTAGCTGCGGCGATTAGTCTATCTTGTTCCTCTAAAGCCGTTTTAGCTGCTGCGGCTCTACGTTCAGCTCTAGCTGCTGCTGCTTCTCTTTGTTTTTGGTTTTCTTTATTTTGCGTTTCAATAGCTTGATAACCTTGCTCTATTGTTTGAAGTATCGTAGCAGCCCCTTCAAGTAAGGAAGTATCATTAGTTTTTAAGGCCGTCATAAATGCAACATAGGCTTCCCTAAATGCAGGGTCGGTCATCTTTTGAGCAAGTTTGTCAAAAGATAGAGACATTTCTTCTACAGACTTAGAGAATCTATTTACTAATGCAACATCTTCTGGGTCTGCTAGTTTGCCTTTATCCTTAATTCTAACTTTAGCATCTTCTACCTCTTTCATCTTTTCTACTAGTGCATACTGTGCGTCTGATGCAGCTTGTAAGTCAGCATTATCAAATTTATACCTAGCTAAAGCACCTTTTTTATCTAGTAAGGTTTCTCCTAGATTTCCTGCACCTATAATGCTTTGATGTAAAGACGTATTAGTGGCCATCTCTCTTTGTAGTTTAATAGCCTCGCGCATAGAGTCATTAATTTTCTTTTGCACATCATCGCGTATTTTTAATAAATCGTTATATTTTTGAGCTTCTATTTGTACTTCTTGATCATTGGTCTGATAAAAAGCACCTTTACCAAAGTTACTTTCCGTATATTTTCTACCTGCGTCAATAGTCTTTCTAACTTTAACTTCTTGATCTGATAAAGCTTGCTGCGCACTAGCTAGAGATTCTACTATAGAGGCATCTTGTACCCCTAATTGGCTAAGAGATATTTTTGCCTCTTCTATGCTCTTACGAAAATCTTCTATCTTCGTAGTAGAAAATACTCCTATAATTAAATCTCCAAGTTTATCTATCCAGCCTGCATTAGCAGTATAGTCCCCAAATATTTTAACAGTTTCTTTAAGTTGGTCTCCTACTGAAGATATAGAGTTAGCCATACTCTCATGAGCCTTAGTCACTAATTGTAAATCATCCGGTGTATCTTTTAATACCCCTGAGTATAGTGTAAAAGATTCAGTAGAAGTAGCTACAGCATCGGTAAGTTTAGTAGTAGAGTTAGTTAATTTAGATCCTTCTCCGCTTATCCAACCCATTTTATTAGCAAGAGGTCCTAATACAAAGTCCCAAGCCATCCAAGCCATTAGACCTATATTAAGTAAAGACATTAATCCGCCAATAACTGCAGAGGTAACTTTAATAGCTGTTGATACAAAAGTTAAAGTTCTCCCAAATACGGTCATATGTTTAGTTGCACTTGCCCATTCTGCGGCTATAGCTTTGCCTTCTCCAGCAAGTAATCCCCCAATACCTGCAGTAGCTATTTTACTAGCAGTATCTCCTGATATTACTGCTCGTTCTGCTGCTCTACCTGCTCTATTGTTAGCATATTTTTGTTTCTCTAAGGCATCTATTTCTGCCATTAAACGTGCCTGATCAGCTAAAGACTTATTTTCTTTTTCGATTAGATTTTTAAAATCAGTCTCTAAGGCCATTTTTTCTTTAATGGCTAAGATAATAGTATTTTGACTTGTTTTTAGTGCTTCATTCATTTGAAGGAATTGCTGTTGTCCTTCAATATTGCCTGCTTTAAATGCTTTGGCTGCGTTAGCTTTATAAATACCCGCTGTTTTCTCTACGCTTTTTGTTAAGTTCTGTTCAAACTCTTCAAAAGTTTTAGAACCTCCAAAGGCTCTATTAATAGCTCTAATAATTACATCTGGTTTAATGCCTTTACCAATAGACCTAGCTAAATTATCCCCTAAAGGAGTAAAATCTATCTTACCTGTTTTTGCTTGTAGTTCTGTTAAGTCATGTGTTAATTTTAATATATGATTTTTCTTAGCAGCATCAGCAGCAGCTAGCGCTGCTGAGTTATCAAATAATTTTTTCTGAAATTCCTGTATAGCAGGTAATGCCATTTTTAGTAAATAAGTAGCACCACCTAATAGTAGAGTTTCTACAAGCTTTCCGCTTTCTGATAACTTATTAATTACTGGTACAACTGCTTTATTAACTAGGTTAAGTAATTCTGTGCCTGCTTGTGATATTGTAGCAGATAGTTTTGCGAAGGGGTCATCTATCTCCGCAAACTTCTTATACTTTTCAGAGGCTTTTTCTACAGCTTCAGCGTATGCCTGTACACGTTGGGTTTGTGTAAGGGTTGCTTCACTAGTATATCCTTGCTCTTTTGCATAGGCTTTATAAGCATCTTTTGCTCTAACAAAAATACCTAGTTCATCTAGTATTTCCTGCTCCATTTTTGCAGTACCACGTATCATACGGGTAATAGCATCATTTACATCTCTACCTAGTACGTTAGCTGCGCCTTTAGCTGCCTGAGTTAGCCCTGTAATCTGTTTTGTAGTAAGACCTGCTTGAACACCTAATGCTCCGAACTGCATAGCTTCTTTAAAAGATACTGAGTATCCTGATGCAGTTTGTATATCCTTAGCAAGATTCTTCATACTAATACCAAGAGTAGCACTTAACATCTTACCTGCTTCTTCAAGTCTTACAGCTTCATATGCTTTTGCCAGTCCTTGATAAGCTGCTGTAACTGCCCAGATATTTGCAGCAAAAGTAGCATATGTATGTACTAAACCACCCATACCCTGCGCTTGACGTGCAAAATCACGGGAATCTCCACGAGTATTCCCGGCTGCAGTTCCTCTATTTAAACCCTTATCGATTCGATCTAGTGTAGAGGAGCTTTTCTTTATAGAATCAAGAGCTCTTGCTGCTGCCTTTGACTCACTAGTAATTTTGTTGATTTCTCTAGTAAGTGCTTTTGCGTTATCTACTGTATCCTGTAAAGCCTTTGCCTTTGCTGGGTCACTGATACCCTTAGATAGTAATACTGCAGCTTTATTACCGTCAGCAAGAGCTTTTTCTAGCTTTTTTGCTTCTGTAGTAGTAAGCTTTAGCGTACCATTATCATTAAGTTCTACAGCTATTTTAATTGTACTAGTCATACATACCTTTCCTACATAGTAAAACTGCGGCTAAGATTTATCCTCTTTAGCCGCAGTTTTTTGGTTTTGCTTTATTTGTTGCTGTTTTGAAATATACTCTTTACGACAAGCATCAAATAGTTGAATATGCTCTAAAGTAGATTTTTTATCTTCTACTTCCATTATATCCATTACATCATTAATTCCTTGGAGTTGTTTACCAAGATATGCTCCTGACATCGACTCCCAGCTATCATTTAATGTTATATATATACTATATGCAATTTGTGCTTCATATGGTAAATCAGATATTTCTATAGGTATTTCAGAGTCAATAGGTTCAGTCTGCAGCATTTCGCACATATCAAAATACTGCTCTTTAGTCATTTTTATACTAGCATTCTGAAAGTATGACTTAACTAACTCAGTTAGTCTTTCCCATTGCTCTTGTTGAAGTTTCCCAGATCACCTACAGTTTCACTAATAAAAGCATCAAACTCAGTGGAATTTTTCATTAGCATTAATGCATTTTCCTCTGTATAGTCTAATTCAGCTTCTAGATCCTTTTGGCCACTTAGATCAATTGGTACTAAGGTTTCTAGATGACGTAACTTAAGTCCATCCCATCCCTTAATAACAGCATTAGTATACAACTGTAAGAATAGTTCATCATTAACTTCTTCTACTTGTTGACGATTCTTAAAGGTTACTTTTGTAGCCTTCTTACGAATTTTAATAATTTCTTCGCGAGCTAGAAAAGATACATTTACCTTAAAGCCGGAAAGACCTGGATAGTCTACTTCAGCAGTCTTTGTAGTTACTAATAAACTTGATAGATTTGTAATACTCATTTATATTCCTATTTATTATTTTTATGTATTATGGTTATTAACCAAAAGTTATTGGGTTCAATTTCCCTTAAAAAGAGGGGGTTACTGTTAAGGCAGTAACAAATGGGTAATTACTCCAAACCCCTACAGAACCTAGAAACTTTTATAAAATTCCTAAATTTAACACTATTATAACATGGGGGCAGCCCTATGTCAAGATAAAATTTTATCATACCCGCAAAAATAAAGCCCGCACAGGGCGGGCTTTATTAATTAAGCTGAGTAATAACGTAGTAGTAATTCGTTATTTGCAGTAATATCGTAAGTCTGGCTTGATAGAACTGTATCAGTACCTTGTGCTGAGAAGTTGATAGTTGTTGAAACAATATCTTGAACGTCTACAGTAGGTACTTGTAAGGTTACACCAGGCATTTCAAACTCTACACGAATAGCGTTGCTTGATCCACCTACTTCAATCTGCATAGCATACTTAGTTTCGGAACCTGCAGCTAGAACAGCATTTAGAAGTGCTCCGGATTCTGTAGCGGTACCAGTACGTAGATATGCATTTAGTGTACCACTAATGGCCTTATTACCTGTATAGTAACCAATAGGTACGTTAACAGTACCAAGGTTAGATGGGGTAATATAACCATTGTTATTATTAATAGTTAGAGAACCACCAGTAATAGGTACTACATATGAAGTACCTGCAGTACCATCATTACCACCAATTTTAGAGGTAAGAGTTACTGTTGATAACTTATTAGTAATATAGTTAGCTGAGGTACTATATTGAGTTGAGGCAGTAATCTGAGATGCAGCTGTTAGTGTGGATAACTGTCTAACTTGAGTCCCGTTACCGGTCCATGCAATCATAGAGATAGCATCAAGACCGAAGTCAATAGTCGCTTGGTTAAGAGCACAGTTATCTACTACATACATAGTATTATCTACTAAGAATAACATTGCGAATTTCTGAAGTTGGTTCTTGTTAGAGCCTGCAGTTGTCGCCTGCGCAAAAGTAGCTCCAGCTGTTTCGTACCATTGACCCTTACCATACTTGGTAGAAGCACTCGATACAGAAGTTAAACCACCTGCTGCTGCTGGCGCTTTAGCAAATACACCACCAATAGTAGTATTTGTAGAGGCTACTAAGGTTGTAATAGTAAGAGCACCTACTGCTGTACTATCCCAAGCCGTACTACCCATCCCTTGTAAGAATATACTATCACCAACTGCTAGACCTGTAGCAGTACCTGTAAGAATTACACTGCTAATAACGCCAGTAGAGGTTGTTGCACGAGTAGCTGTAGTTGTAGTAACTACTACACCTGTAGGTGCATTAATTGCTTGTGAACCCAATAGAGCATTCCAAAGACATTTCTCAATGGAAGTTACTGTTGATGCAGTAGACCCATTTGGACGAATGTATGTAGAGAAGCTAAAATCTGCAGGATTAAGGGCAGTAGTAAATGAACGCTTACCACGTACAGGAGCACTACCTGCTTCACTAATAGTAATATCAGCAGCATTAGTAGCTTGGCTGAAACTATATCCATCTAGAACTTGGAGTTCATAGGTATTTGCAGCTGTCCAGCTACCGTAGCCAGTAGCAGCATCTACAATAATACCAGTATTAGGGTCTACATTAGTAGTAAACCATACTCTAGTGTTACGACTTAAATTTAAAGCCATATTTATTTCCTTATAATTAAAGTCTTAAACTATCTTGCTAGATATTTATCTGCGTTAATATTATAAGACTTGATATCGGATTTGTAGGCTTACTTCACCTACTCCATAAGGGGCTAATAGTCCCTCATCAGTTACAATAGAAGTTATAAGTACATCTGTTGTAAATAAAAGTGGGCTAGTACTATATATTAATTCAGTATTAGCATCTATTACTACTTCTATATCTTCTAGTAATTTTTCTAGTTCCTGTTGAGGCTCTTCCCCCTTAACATAAACTTTTAAACCTACGGTTAAAAAACCCCATTTAAAATCACCTGGTAAATACTCTCTGGTTTCGGGTCCGGGTACTACACATAGGTAGGGGAAATCATTAATCTCATCCCAAAACTTTAATTTATTTGTTACATTATTAAACATATTGGACTGGAAATTTCCAGTACCATCTATAGTTTTTAATTTAACTATTAATGCATTAATAATACTTGATCTAGAACTCATAATGAAATAGCTCTCAGTTTATTACCTACTATCTCAGTAGCTATTTCCCTTATACTTTTACTAATTAAAGTTTTAGGATTTCTAGCTTGCGAACCTTGGGCATACCCTGGTTCAAATGTTTGGTAAGGGTTTTTCATATAAGTATAAAATGCTGAGACCATTCCTTCTCTTGATATAGATAGTTTCTTAACTTCAGCAGAATGAGCAAATCTACCTGTCCTATAATTTAAAGCAGGGCTTTCCATATTCTTTCTTATAGTATCATGCAGCCTATAATTAAGTAAACTTTGTATATTAGTTAGGTTAAATTTAGCAAACTTACCTTTCTCGTTTCTAAATCGAAGGGATATAGGACTTAACTTAGTCTCATCATTAATCTTGAAACTATTAGTAAATTTCTTAACCTTATGAGGTTTTTTAGATATTGGTTTACCGAGGATAGTTTCAGTTATTTGTAAGCTTATATCTTCTAATATACTATTAGAGCCTCTACTATTTAGTAGTTCTTCTACATATTCCTTACTATTTACTAATTCTGATACTCTTAATGAAATAGCTTTTTCAATAATAGCTAAATTATTATTTCTTTCTTGGCTATGTAGAGTAACAAGAATAGTACCAGAGAGTATCCTATTTAAACTAGGTTTAGATATATCTTCCCTTTGATAAGAGTATTCGGTATCAAAGGTATGTACATTATATAGGTTATTTAACTCAACAATCAAAGGATTTAATAGGTTAGTATTACCTATAGGTATATTTTTTATTATATCTATAAGTTTACTCTTTAGAGGTGATTTTAAAGCATCAAGTTTATCACTCCCTGGAATATGCCCTATATTAGTAATAGTTCTACTTCTCTGCTCACCTGATTTAGTAGTATATTCTTCAGTGTGAGTAAATATGCTAGTATGTTCAATAGATTTTAATATATTTACTAATTTTCCTTGTAAAGCTCCATATGTTTTACCTATTAGATATACCCCATAGGCGGAGTCTTCCACATAGGCTGAAAACCCTCTTACAGTACTTTTATCTCTAGCTATACTAAGCGCTTCTTTTAGGGAGTTAAAGTTCTTATAATGAATCTTAATTTTTGAAACTAGCTCGTTGTATTCTTCAATAGTTAAATCAGGTTCACTATACTTAAGAGCTTTATAGCTTATGTCAGCTACATGTATTTTATTATTAAGAGTTTTTCTATAGCTATCTGTAGTTTTTTGTGCTATTCTTTGTATCTCTGTAAGAATACGTTCATTATTACTCATTATATTAGAGTTTCTCTATATAGATCAAGCACTCTACGAATGTGAGAAGGCATACTAGCTGTAGTTATGAACTCAACAGAAGTATTATTAGAACCCACTCCGCGAGTAGATTTTATGGACATATCATTCTTTATATAATATGCAACTAAGTCTAAACAAGCTAACTTTAAGTCTTCTGGGGTACTAACGTATCCGCCCGTATAAGTAATTTTGTATCCATTTAAGTAATAAGGAAAACCTGTAGAAGCTATTGCCTCCACCCTTCCGTACTGGTTATTTATTACATAATCAGTAAACTCTACTAAATTAGTATAGGTGGCACCATAGTCTAGACTATATTCCATTGATAGGATAGAAACTAGTGGGCTTTCCTTTAGATATATATACTGTATATTACCATCACTATACTCGGTTATAGGGTCATCATAGTGATCTATAAAAGTTCTGCCACAGTATGTTTTTACTAATTCACTTACTTTAGGTATTAAAATATTAATAACAGCATCTTGGGTATCACTATTAATACCGGCATATGCTTTATACTCAGCAAGTGTTACAAGATTTGTCATAATTATCCTTTATTCTTTTGTAAATACTCAAGTAAGTACTTACAAAAGGGGAGACCGAAGTCTCCCACTTTGTTTTAAATTAAGACCAGCGTAGAGCTGATACACCCATACCATTTACGGTAGACAGTTGTGTCATACCGGTACGTAGAGAGTTAACCATTACCTTACGTTGTGTTTCAACTAGATCTTGTGTATCGAAACGTAGACCACGCTGATTACCACCAATGAAGTTAGCTGGAGCAACTGCAATAGCACCAATGTTAGTAGATGCAGTAGCTGCACCACCTGCCTTAGTTGGGAATTGACTAGATACTAGAACTGGTGTTGAACCAATAACACCAACTTGACCAGTTAGGAATGTAGCTGCTTGATTACCTACATTTGCTACTGTTTGGAAGTTAGTATCATCTAGTAGATCGTAATATACGTCTGTAGATACAATGAAGAAGATTGATGCAGGGTCAAGACCCCAAACACCTAGATCTTTACGTAGGGCGCGTAAGTTAGCAATAGAAGCTGCACCTGTATTTGTTGGAACAACTACAGAAGTTGCATCATAGATTGAGAAACCTTTAACAGGATCCCCACCGGAACCAGCACCTAGTAAGAATGCCTTATCTACAGCACGTGCTACACGGCGAACCATAGCATCACGAATAACTGGTAGAAGAGCAAGTAAAGAATCTTCTTCTTCTTCGTATGCAAGGTATTCCATTGTAGCAACCTTGTATGCGTTTAGAGTAATTTCTTTTAGTTGGTGAGTCTGAGCAGAACCTGGGGATGCTGTAGTACCAAACTGAGCATTAGTAATCCAAGTTGCATCACCTGCTTCTGGGTTTACAGGAATTGTCATAACGTTCGTCTGCATGTCAATTGAACGAACAATTGGAGCAACTACTAGTTGACGACGAATTTCAGCTTCCATATTACGTGAAACTTCTAGTTCCCAAGTTGCAGAAGCAACGTGTGCGCCAGCCTTTTCAATTACAGAACGACCGTACTTAGTACCCTCAATAGTAGTACCCTTAACCTTAGCAAGAAGGAATGCCTTTTCGCGTTCTGCATAAGAAGCAGCTTCGTCAGCACTTCCAGATGCAAAAGTCATACGACTCTTAGTTATTGCTTCTAGTTCTTTAGACTTTTCAGCAATAGTAGCTTCTAGACCATCTAATACGCTCTTTTGAGCAGTGGTTTGTTCTTCAAGGCGCTTTTCAACTTCAGCTAGAAGTTTCTCGGCACCAGACTGACCTACTTCGATACGCTTAGTAACTTCTGCTTCAATTTTAGCAGCGAAAGCAGCTTCTTCAGCATCCTTCTCAGCTTTTTCTTTAGCAGCCTTTTCTTGTGCAGCGATAACAGCCTTAGCAGCTTGATCAGCAGCAGAAGCAGCAGCGTTAGCCAGTAATGCTTCTAATTCTTTTGGATCCATAAATTTTTCCTTTTTAGATTGAACACTTTGTACACTAGCAGGTGGTTGCCCTTTAGCAGTTTCCGCTACAACAAACTGTTTCTTAAATGAATCGTACTCATCAGCATCTTTAAATGCCTTTGAAATACTAAATGTACTATCTTGATTACATGGTACTGAAACAACTGAAATCTCCAGAAGTTCTAACTCTTTAATAATAAAGAGATCAGTAACTGCATCATAAGTAGCATCTTTAATTATAAAACCTACTGAGAAGGCAGTAAGTACACCATCTTTTACTAAATTAAAAGTATCTTCAGCTGCTGCTGATATACGTGCTTTAATCCATAAACCTCTATCTTCAACCTTATGTTCTACCATACGTCCAATCGGTTCATCATGATCGTGGTATGCTAAAATTATAGGGTTTTTAAGATAATTTTCTAAACCTTTTTCCCAAGCAGTTTTAGGAATAATATCTCCGGTTCTATCAGTTGTGGTAGTATTTGCATACCCCTCAATATGAATCGAGTCAATTTTTCCATCAGCGGTTGGTAAAGGCATATCCTTTTGGAAGGAAGAGTTTATATATAATACTCTTTTATCCATAATACTCCTTTAATTATTTCCTTCTGAAGGTGGTTTACCTCCTTGAGAAGGGTCTGCTGCTGAACCTGCTATGTTTGCAGGGATTCTAAGGTTATCGTGGCCAGTTTTTGGCTCGTACCTTAATTCTGTTCTAGCTTCATTAGGGGAAATAATTCCACCATTTACTAGAGTTGCGTGATATGCTGCAATTTCTTTTAGATCGGGTTGTAGTGCTGTTACGTTAGAAGTAATGGCATCTATATCATACCCAAAAAATCTTTCTATAGCTGAAACATAGTTTCTAACTATAGGCATAATAGTTTCTAAGTAAAATAATCTTAGATTTGGGGAAATATTAGCATTATTTCCCCCGTTTAATAATAGGGGAGGCACTCCAAGTACACTAAGGATCTTTTCATCGTGTCTAGCTATGGATACATCGAAATCCATATCCTTGAAGTTGGCCTCAAAAATTGTCTTTAACTTTAAGCCACTATCTAGTATAAGTGGTTTTTTAGCACCATTCTTAGGGCTATACTGTGAACGCCACTTTTCAATAGTTTTATCTTTAGCTAGTTGAGATAGGGTATTTTCAGTTTCTAGTACAATGCCGGGTATGGCTCCATTTTCAAAGAACTGATCTTGAAAATTCTGCATTTTATATAGAATCTTGATTGATCTATCTGCAGCTTGTAGCCTACTAGTTCCTCTATAGATACTAGTACCGGAGGTATCTTGTACATGAATAATCTCATCTGGTGAGAATATTGTAGTATTATTATATGTATACTTATTTATAAAGGTTTTTTCATCCGGTTCTATCTGAACCATTGCTGCTGGTAGATGATACATAAAAGTACCATCCCAATATATAAAGAAATTACCTTCTAGAAGATAATCTGTAAATAATGCAGCTCTAAATGCCTGAATGCTTTGGTATGGGTTAGGTCTATAGTTAAGTAGTTTATCTAGAGTTTTTTGTCTAGTATTAATAACTACTCCCTCTAGAGTTTTGTCCTTTATATCATAGTCTAGGGATACACACCCGTTGACTATCATATTAACTCCACGATTTACAGCTTCTAGCTTATTAAAAGCCTGTACATATGAGAATGCTTGGTCAGATGAAACTACTGAACCAGCTTCTCTTGATATTTGTTCCTGTGCTGGGTTGGCCTTCTGAAACCAATTTAGTGGGTTCCAATCCATTTAGCTTCCTTTTCTGGTTTTCGATCCATATATTCTGTTTGGAAGCAGTGTGTAACGGGGGAGACTTTCCATATACACGGTGTAAAGCCATATGATGTGTAGCGCAAAGAGTAAAGACATCTTCGTATATCTCCTTATGGTGAGTATCGATAAATTCTTCTCGTATGGCTAGGATATCATCGTCTGTATCCGTTTTATAGTTCTTCTCTCTCGCCCACTTCTCAAAAAGATTAGTAAGACCATGCGTGTGATGAAGCTCTAATTCTTCTGTGGTATTACATATGTAACAGAATGGTTGCTTATCATAAGCAGACTTAGCCTTATCCCGTACCCATTTAATCGCAACTCGATTATTTGTATTGGTATTTCTTGCCATTTTTATCTGCTATTATTCAATTATTAGGACAATTATAACATGGAGGCAACCTCTGGTCAAGGATAAAATTTTTAAAGCCAAAGGTATAGGCGAAAAAATAGGCTATCTTTTTAGATAGCCTATTAATTTAACCAAAGAGTCTTTCCCAGAATCCCTTATTTCTTTCCTTAAACAATGCTTCAACTGCTCGTTTAGTTCTATCATTAGCATCTATTATTTCTTCCTTTAATTCTTCAATTTCGTATAGAATTTCAAAAATACCTTCCTCAGACTTAAGGGAAGCTAGTTCTGCTCTAAGAGAATCAATTAACTGTATATGAGACAAAGTAGACTGCTTAATTAAACTTGAAGTACTAAGGTAATCCATATCTCCATAATCATATATTTCTGGAATACTAGTATTTAAGCAATTATATTGTTTTATAGCCTCCTGAATGTATAGTGGTTCTAGTATATCAAGATGATCTGGATGGCATTCACATAGTATCTCAGTTCTAGGGTATCCACAACTATTATATGCATCTTGCATATTTTTAGCTGCGGTGCCTTTAATAAACTTATCATAGTGTTGAGACCAGCGTTTATGTACGTCTACACTTTTACCTATATAGAAGCGACTATTACTAAAAGTTAATTTATATATACCTGAAGTCATACTGTATACGAGTACAATGCGTATCGCATTGCATCCATCATGTGTGAAGCCATATTATGTTGTGGTCGTTCTTTAATTAATGTTTCGTTTGTATCCCACTGGTACTGATCTAAACCGTCTAGAACAGTTGTACAATTTGAGTGGACTTTTAATCTTCCGGTATCTACTACGGTTTGGCAATACGCGATACCCTCTAGCACTTGCTTTCGGGATTTTACTGTTGCAATGTCGTAAATATACGCAAGATCGGCTGCAAACTGCGCTGCTGCGGAGTCTATAAATATAGTTTCTATTTGCCATTTTTCTACTAGTTCTTTTATTCTTTCTGCATGTTGGGCTGTATTAGCTTCAGCAGCTTGATACTCATCTACAACATAGAAAGTATTTTCGTTATATACGTATACTATAACTATCATGGCGGTAGGGTCACGATATCCGGGGTCAATACCTGCAATTACTTCGTAACTATCTGCTGGAATATAATCAATAATATTTTCATTAGGAAAGTTGTATATTTGACCCTCATATGTAACAAATGAGGCCATATATTCCTGCTCGAATTCAGCTCTAGACATAGAAGCTCGCGCTTCACGAACATCCGACTCGCGCATTCTAGTATTTTCTGTATAATCAGCGTGTAATGAAATCCATTCTGGGAACTCACTAGAACTACCGCGATTATAGAACTCACTAAACCAATTCTTCTTACCGCGAGGTGTACTAATGAAAATGGCTTTAGAGTTAGGCTTGTCTAGGGTAGGACGTAAAGCTACGTTAAACGCTT